TAACCAGACGGACCAGATTCTGAAGACGTTTCAGAACCTTCTGACCCGTATTCCCGTGTGGACCGATGAGGTTCTTCAGACTGAAGTCAAGCGTATCATTTCAGCCTCCAAGTGCTCTTACCTCGAGGAGCTCCTCACCGGTGTTCTACTGACCTATCTCCGTGCCTTCGCCGCGATCCAGTACCGCTCTACGCAGGACAGCATTGATGTGGAGTTTGAGCGGCCCCCGCTTCCCAAGTTCGTACACGAGTACTATAAGGAGGTCGCCCGCCGGTCATGGGAGCACGCCTACCTCTTCCGCACGTTTGGTGTCACGTCCGAGCAGCAGGCCCGTAATCGCAAGGAGATTGATGAGATTCTGGATACGGCGTTTGATACGGTCCTGGACTCTTTCCTACCCTGGCAGTCCATTGTGAACACGTACTTTTCCGTCGAGGAGGGTTCGCATGCACCCCAGAAGGCCGAGGATGTGATTCAGGCGACAGTCGCCGAGACCCCCGCCGCGGCGGAACCTGTACCTGCACTGGTACCTGCACCTGCCGCCGAACCTGAGAAGAAGGTGGCGTTTGAGGTTGAGGAGGAGGACGACGATGATGTTGGTACAGATGATGATGAGCATCCGAAACTTCAGTTGTCTGACGAGACCGCCGTGATCGACTTCGAGAGCCTCGATGAGGAGAAGGAAGAAAAGGATGTCAAGGTGGAGGCGAAGGATGGAGAGCTCGTTCTAAAGTTATAAACAATCCAGCAGAACCTATCAAATGGTCGACACGAACCTTCTTATCGTTATTGTTCTTGTCGCCCTTGCCGGAGTTGTCGTGTACGCTGCCGAGCGGTATACTAAGAAGCAGCCGGTCGATTGGACGGATGCGTCTAAGATTGGTCTGCTCTCGGGAGCCGGTGCGGGTGGACTTCTGTTTGCCATGGGCGGAGATACGGAGACGGTTGTAGCCACTGCCTCTGTTGCATCTACGGCAGTGCAGGATATGTTTGTAGGTAAGCCCTCGTTCTGAAAATGAAATATGAGGAATATACAAACAAAATGCAGTGGCTCATGTTCGCCTTCGTCGTCGCTCTGTTCGTTGCCCTCACCCCTGGAGTCCTCCTCCGTCTGCCCCCGGGCGGATCGAAGCTGACAGTGGCTCTTGTCCACGGTGTCGTCTTTGTCTTGGTCTTATACTTGACTAAAGGCTTTGTCCGCGGTCTCATCTATGGCCGTCGCGAGGGTATGTACAATACCAACTCTTGCCCGGAGGGTAAGACCCAGCAGGAGGACGGAAGCTGCGTGTAACTACTCAATCACCAAGAATGATTCTCCCTTCGGTACCTTCTCAATGATATAAGGTGATCCGAACTTCTCAATTTGCCTGCGAGGCACCGCCGTATCTCGGCAGTACCTGGCAATGGCCTTGTACAGGTTGAACCCCCTGTACCTCTCGCTGAAATCCCCATTTTCCGGATCACGGAACAGGATAGACTTTCCATCAGGAAGCGTGAGCCACGTCATGAACATCTTGAACAGGGGGTTGGACGCGTACATATCTTCGGGTCCCTTCGGAAAACAGTCCCAGAAAAGCGAGGTGGCGAGACGCACTAAGTCAAACGACGGGTTGGGCTTGATTTCAGGATACTTGGAATTGTAGAAGGGAGCGATATTGTACTGTCCCCCCGCTTCCTCATCCTGGTGAAACTGATCGGACATGAAAAACTTGGAGTCTTTCAGTTTTGGAACCTTGACCGCAAACGACGCCCGATCAAAGTCGATGATCTTAATGAGTTTGCCGTACGTCGGAACGCAGTAGTTCTTGCCGCCCACATTGTAGTAGAAGAACTCTGAGGTGGTGGGAACGTACATCACGTTCATGACGTGAAGATCGTTGTGAACAAACGCAAACGTCCGCTGAGCATACGCCAGGGCGAAAATCACCTGGGCCATCCACGCACATCGCTTTGCCACATCTGCGGTCTCCTTGAACAGAAGGTACAACGTTCCCTGGCACTTCTCCATAACCGTAATTTGGATCGGGGCATCCTTGAAGATCGCATGGGCAAACGCCTCATCGAACTCATCCTGCGAAAACCCGTCTCCGGTTTCCTCGCTATCGCTATCATCATCATCATCATCGTCATCCTCATCTCCCTCACTATCGCTGGCGGCCGAATGAACCTTGAACACGTAATCTGTAGAACAACTGTCTGAATCACCCATATCATCATGTGTCTCTTCCGGCTCGTACTGTATAACATCCACCGGCGGCGACGGGAGTGCGAGGGGTTCGAGTTCCACCGCTCCCAAATCTATGGGCTCCGATGCGTCTGACAGCTCGAGAACGGGCATCTCAGGCTTGCGTAGACGCAGGTCAAAGAAGTGCCCGATGTTCTGTGAGAACCATGGGCGATCACACAGATCCTCGTAATCGTCTGAGATGTCCACGACGTGCCGCTCAGCGATTCCGGAGAACACGCCGTACACCTTCGGGAAATGCTGGCATCCAGATTCCGACAGAACCACGGAGGCCAGGGATCCCACGTATGCAGCATTGTACGGGCTCTGGATTCGCAGGGGTTCCGCCACAGTATCGTCCGTGTTTGGAAGGCCTGTACCCGCATAGTCTCCGTGCATCACACGGTAAGGCGAGAACAGCATCGTTTTCTTGAGATGGACCTGGACTTCCTTCCCGGACACGTAGACACTTGACTCGGAACTAATTGTCTGAATAGGGAGCTGGAGTTTCAGGCCGTAGTGGTAAGGCATCCGGACATTCTCCAGCTTGAATAGTTTCTGGATGGAAGGGAAGTATGGCTGGATGCGGCGAAGACCCCAGAGTTTCTGCGACTGCTCCTGGAGCCCCGGAAGGTTCGAGTACTTCTGAACATCCAATTGGACGTTGGATGTTCGCAAGTCGGGCGTAGGTTTAGGCATTCCCGTTATGTTTACTTCCCTGCTTTTTGCTTCTCACTGTACCGCAGGGATCCATCGATGATCGACCCTTCGGCGGGAAACACCCTGTCAAACACGTGTCCAAGAAAGTGGTTGAACACGTATCTCATCTTATTTGAAAAGTCCTGGAGGAATATGAAGATGGCAAACAGGAAGAACAGACCGCTGGTATACGATCCCACGAAATATTCCAGCCCCTTCCTGACTGGAATAATGGGTGTAGATGTGTTGATGAAGTAAACCAGCCAGAAGGCTACCAATCCAATAATCGAAATTTCAAGAGCAATATCGGTAAACTGGAACACAAGACCCTTCTTTTCCCACTCGGTGGATTCTGGAGGGTTATAGGTGTCAAACAGATAGTACAGAACAAACGAGAGAAATCCCCCTGCCATCGCATACAGGATTGAAAAAAGAGCAATATTCCCAGTGACACGCAGGGAATCATCGGTGCTCAGACGAATTGTATGAATATTGTAGGCGTACGCGTGTTTCCCCATCTTATTATCTTCTGAGAAATGAGTATAGGACTGGAATGAACTTTAACATTCGTCAATTCAATATGGATATGATCAAACAACGATGTGCGATTGATTCACGCAAATCTCCCATGATCGTCATCATCGGAAAGAAGGATACCGGAAAATCTTTCTTGGTCCGTGATATCCTCTTTCACAACCAAGATGCGTTCCCTATTGGAACTGTGATTTCCGGAACAGAGGTGGCTAACCGCTTCTTCCAAGATATGGTTCCCTCCAAACTCATTCATGACAAGTACAAACCTGAAATTATCATGAACGTCATTCGGCGTCAGCTGGCTCTCAAACAGCAGAGGGGGTCTGGAGGTGCCGGATCAAACGTAGATCCTCGTGCGTTCTTGATTCTCGACGACTGTCTCTACGACGCGTCATGGATCAAAGAGGAATCTACCCGCTACGTGTTCATGAACGGCCGTCACGTTGATCTTTCCACCATGATTACCATGCAGTACCCCCTCGGTATTACTCCCAATCTCCGTACCAACGTAGATTTCGTGTTCATTCTTCGTGAAAACATCCTGGGAAACCGCCGGCGTATCTACGAGAATTACGCAGGTATGTTTCCTTCCTTTGAGATGTTTTGTCAGTTCATGGACCAGTGCACAGAAAATTATGAGTGCCTCGTAATCTGTAATTCGTCGAGCTCGAACAAATTAGAAGACCAGGTGTTTTGGTATAAAGCATCTGACCACCCCCAGTTCCACATGTGTGCCGATTCTCTGTGGATCGACAACAAACCGTTTATGTCCACCATGCTGGCAGCCAATGATTACAATGCCGAGCTGGCATCACAGCGTAAGGGACCGTCAGTGTGGGTGCGAAAGGAAAAACACGGTTAAGACCACATCCGAGCATACTCGTGGGTTCCGAACTTTCCAGGAAACTCCTTACTTCCAGGGAAGTTCTCGTCGGCGGGGCGATCTGTATTGTAGTAAAAGAACTTATATGGCAGGAGAGCGTACTTCTCCCCCGTAGGTGGAGTATTCCAGAACGCCCGCCCCATCACTCCAGGTCCAGTATGAAAATGTGGTTCCCCTGTATTCAGAGGTGCCACGTAAAGATCCTTGCACGCCCGCTGTAGGACAGGGTGGTGTGGAACCGCTGCAAAGAATCCAACCGCCATGTACCCCCATGTCACGTCAATGTCGTGGCACAGAACAAGCTTCTTGTTCAGTTGGATTATCGGCTCAAGAGATGCTGCAGGAGTTACGTCTGCGTCCATGTATACTCCGCCGTACTTTTCCACAATAAAGTACTTCATGATGTCGCACTTCTGAACTCCGGTATTGCTCTCATGAATCCGAACAAGAATATCGTCGGGAAACTCACCGTTGTGAATATCGTTGTTCGTCCACAGGCGAAACGTCCAAGAAGGCATAAGCTGCTTCCACGTCTCAAAATTGCGAACCGCAAACTCGGGCATGGGGTTCGGGCCTACCCACACCATGTGGAAAAGACGGGGAATTCCCACTCCCAGAATCTCTGAATCTGTTAAATACTGTAGATGATCCGCCATTTTATGTAGAATATGGAAACGACTTAAACGATTTTTAGTCTACTCCCTCATCGCTCCCTCTGCCGGGTGAACAGGCTTCGCGAGATCCTGCAGCTGGTTCTGTTCCGCCCGACGCTTGGCGTTCTCCTCCTTCTGGGCCTTTACCGACGCCTCACGCTCCTCCGCAAAGAACAGCTCGCGATTGGCCTCGTTCTCCTTGTACTTCCGCATGATCTCGTTGAGCTGCGAGTTCGCATACTCCACATTCTCCATGAGGTGCTCGGACGGCTCCCACGGCAGCCAGCAGCCCATGCGGCCGATCATGAGGTTGTCCTTCGGGTACTTCCGCTGGAGAACCTTGCACCACAGCTGAGCCTCCTCATACGACGGGAACGCACGGCGGACCTTGACGCCGCGGATGTTGCACTGGAAGCTGTTCGCCCGGTCAAAGGACTCCTGCACCTCCTTCTCGTGCTTGAGGAGGAACACCTGGTACTGCTCTGGGACATCAGAGTTCTTCAGCTCGTCGCGGTGCGTCTTCTCGAAGTCGTGGACGTCCTTCATGACATCATCGATCTTGAGCGAGTACTTCTTCGCAATGTAATCGGCCAGGTGCTCCAGGCCCTTCACCTTGAAGTCGTAGTCCGTCCACTGCAGGAACTTCTTGAAGAAGTAGTCCTGCTTCCGCTCAATGACCTTCTCGGGCGAGATGAAGGACACAATGCAGTAACGCTGGTTGGGGAGCTCGGGGTCCTCGTCGAGGTAGTCCACCACACCGTCCTCGTCCGTCTTGGGAAGCTCAACCTTCTTACGATCCGTGCTCATTTATTTATATCTATTGACCCCCACTCTCAAAACGACTTTTTCCCGCGGGGGTCACTCGGTGAATTTCAAGATTAGGACACCTCCTCCGATCATCGCAATCGCAATATAATCGTGGAGGTGCAGCCGTTCCTTGAAGTAGAGGACTCCGACCGTCGTCGTCGCCATGACCGACAGTCCCGACCACAGTGCGTTCGTGAAGGCCATTCCAGTTAGTTTGAAGGTTTGAATCAGCATCAATCCGACCATCGAATAAAAGAAGACGCCGAGGAGGTAGAACCGCCAATCTTCAAGGGACGACTTGAAGCAGCTCATCGCACATACTTCGAGTGTTACGATGGCTAGAACGTAAAGAACAATAATCACATAGGACGAGAACATTCCTTACTTACTTATTCCCAACCCACCTGAATTTTTCTCCTTCATCAAGTATAAACAAATGTCCGATTCCTCTGCCAAGGCTGCCCCCGCCCCGTCTGTTGGCATTGATGTTGCCGACCTGGTCAAGCGTCTAGTCAAGTACGCCCTGGAGGGCCTCGCCGTCGCCGTCGCCTGCTACCTGCTGCCGGGCAAGAAGCTCCGCGTCGACGAGATCGGCACGATCGCCCTCACGGCCCTCGCCGTGTTCGCCATCCTCGATATCTATGCTCCCTCGGTCGGCTCCTCGGCCCGCACGGGTGCCGGCTTCGGTATTGGTGCCAACCTCGTTGGATTCCCCGCCCGCTTTTAAGACAGCGAGCTCGTATATGTAAAGAAGAATGTTCCGGCATAACGGTAGGTGGTATATCGTAAAGCCCCATGTTCTAGGTGAACCCGAGCGTCAAACACATAGTCTTATGTGGAACTTGGCTTCTGGTACTCCTCAGCACCAAGCGTATCGAGAGTGGTATGCTCGCGAACGGAAAATAACGTCTGTTCTCTATCCTAAATAAATACCAGATGGACGTCTTGAAAACAGGCCTCATTGCCAGTGGAGTTACGTTGGTAACTCTCCTC